GCAGGGTGATCTTCAACAACATGGTTTCAGACGCAACCGAGGTTGCATCCATGCCACTCAACTTCTTGGACGCGACCTTCACACCATCCTTGTAGGCCGTGAACTCGGTGTCGTCCCCAGATCCGCGAACACGGAATCCGAGTTTAGTCCACGTCGCGACAGGCAAAGCCGTTGTCGCAATGATGTCATCATTCGCGCCGTTGTCGTGATGTAACACGGCACTGTCAGCAGCCACTTCAAAACTGATGCGGTCGCTGTTATCCGCGCTTTCAAGACCCAAGCGGAAAGCCGCGAGTGTCACGGGCTGCTGGACGCGGGCCTCAAACGTGAGGTCCTTGCCGTCAGCCAATTTGAATGCGGCGTAACTTTCCACCGTGTCGGTGTCAGTGTCGAGATTCAGAACGCCACCGACCAGCCCCTGGTTCGGGGGTGCTCCCCCCGAGGCGAGGTTATGGTTAGTGACAAAGTCCTCAAAAATCTCAACCTGCTTCTTCGGAAAAGCAAGGGGGTCGACATCGAACCACACCCCATCGCTGGGGCCTGCGTCCGAGTTGTCGCCACGGTATTGAACTTCAACGGCCATGTTGAGTTCTCCTTTCTTATACTAGGCTTCGCCGTCGGTGCTGAGCTTGGCCAGCCGACGACGGTCAACACAAAGGGAGTTCCAGGACAGGTCAACATGCACCTGGTACACGTTGTGTTGACCAGCCACGCGGAGAGGCCCGTCCTCGCGGAGATGTTCACCCTTCAGGAAGAACACCGAGAAGACACCCCAGTTGATGAGGTAGATGGGCTTGTTGGTTTCGGCATCCAGCTTCGGGATGTAAACCAACGGGTTGCGGCGGAACGAAATGTTCCCGTCCATCGGAGCCAGGTCTCTGCCCAGGTTCTCGTTGGACGCTTCACCGATATCCTCGAACGCAGAGATCGTCTCTTCATTCATATAGATTCGGTAGTTCTGACCCTTGGAGGTCCGGTAGTCCGGGATGTCCACGGGCGATTTGAAGTCCGTCAGGCGGTGAGCCTTACGGAGTTTCTTGACCACATCGGCCTTGGTCAGGTTCGTGAACTTGTCGGTGTAATTGCTCCACCGACTAAAGTCGCTCGAACTCAGGTTACCAGGACCAGACGCAAAGCTGGCGTGGTTCCCGCCGTTGAATCCCTGGGTGGTTGCACCCTGAACCCAGTAGCGAATACCGAACGGCGTCACGTTGTCGCCGTTGTGGTCGTCCCAGAAAGTGTCCTCGAGCAACTTGGCGAGACTGATCATCGCGTCCGCACGGCGAACCTTGATCAGCTCCACGATCTGCTCGGGACCTTCGTTCATCGCACGTTCGCGACGGTCAAAGGCGTAATTGGTCGTCGAGTGCCGGAAGGGCACGTCAATGACCTGCATCACGTCTCCGACATTAACATCGTCGGAATTATAGAGTCCGACGTGTTTTGCAGCACCCGAGATGTCAGTCATAACATTGCGCTGGATCCCCTCGCCCGTGGCGAAGGAAACCTTGCTACTCTTGAGCATCTTGGAAAGGACTTCGTACTCCTGAAGATCGGTGGCAATCTCGGTCCACCGCATCTTCCCCAGTTCTTTCTGGGTGGTCTTTACGAGGTCCAGGATCTGGTCATGGCTGAGAGCCATAGCTTATTTCTCCTGGTATCTGCGATCAGAAGTCACTCATCTTCTCCGCGACCGCTGCAACGGCAGCCTCCTGTGGCGTCAGGTTGCCACTGGACTCTCGCTGCGTGGGCCGGTTGGCGACGGCCCGCTGGCTGCGAATACTAGAGCGAATTTTTGACCGCTCGGTTTTTGTCATGGCCTCACCGTGCAAAGCACTGAGAGACCTGTTCCATGCCACGTCCTCGGACTGCGAGGGGTACTTGTCGGCCAGGGTGTTGAACATGTCAACCACCTCGGCCCGCGCCTTCATCTCCGGCCCGTTTGGATCCAATTCATCAAACGATCCGGTTCCGAAAACACTCCGCAGCTCATCCGGCATAGAGGCAAATCTTGCATCCATCCGGGCAACAAAGGCACGCTGCTGCTCGTCATCCAGGTGCGAAAGCACCTGGGCATGTGCAGCGCGAACCTGCTCCATCTCACTGGTCAAGTGTTTGGCCAGCGAGGAAAACTCGCTAATGATTTCTTCGTCGTACAGCTCGGGGTCGAGCGTTACGGTGTACTCCTGCTGTTTCTCCACGACGGCCGGGGCCGCCTCAACGTCGTCCTGTTGCTCGCGACGGGCAACATACTGCTCAAGTGCCTCGGGCGACGCAAAGAGATCCAGATCCTCCTCGGTCACCCCGACACCGGCAGCACGCTCAGACAACTCGGGAGAAATACCCGCCTGTTCCCCGGCCGGCTCTGGGTCGGCCTCACCAGCAGGATCATCGTCGTCCTCGAGAATTTCGTCGTCGTCTTGCTCAGGGACTTCCTCTTCGTCGTCCTCGGGATCCTCTTCAGGTTCACCAGGATCCTGGATGTCAAATTCCTCTTTCGCCTCTTCCTCGTCCTCGGACGGCTCATCCTCGGGGAAGAACTCTTCACTCACCTCGTCGTCGGCGGACTCCTCTTCGGGAGCTTCCGTCTCGACATCCTCTGAGGGTTCAATTTTTTCTTCGTCTGGCATTTCTACTTCCTTTGCGGGTCCGAGTGCCCGCCGTTTCGGTCAAAGAAGCCGTGCGCCTCGCAATGCTTCTTCCTCTGTGACTTGGACTCGTAAACTGCCTCGCCGGTTTTCTTGTCGTACTGAATGGGAACACCCAGCCGCTCGTCGGCAGCCCTGGCCTCTTTGACCTGGGACGGGTGGACACCCATGGCGTCCGATTTCTTGGGATATGTGGACGGCGTCACCGGCAGCATGCCCTTATAGCTGCGGCGAGCCTTGCGACCGTCGTCCAGCACGATCCACCCGTCCTTGTTCTGCCGACGCTGCATCTCGGTGACAGACATCATGATGTCAACCACCTCGCCGTTTTCAGTGACGTACCCGTATGTTGGCATCAGAGTGACTCCCTCACCGCGCCGGCACGTTCATCGGGCTGCGACTGACCACCCATAAGTGTGTTCATCAGGACCTGCTCGGCCCCGCTCTTACTGGCACCGGGCTGGTTGATGCGGACGTTCTCCCGCCGGGTCACCGGGGCTTGCCTGACCGGGGAGTTTCCGCCCCGCTCCTGGTGGGCCGGCTCGCCGGACGCTTCGCCGGAGGCGTCCACCACGATCTCTTCCAGCTCGGGAAGGTTCATGTACTTAGACTTGATACGCATGTATGCGCCGAAGTCTATGCTCTTGCCCTGCTCCTGCAACAACTGCATTCCAGGCAACAGCACCTGCATCATGATCTGGTCAATGGCCGCAATCCTCGCAGCCGGCGGGTGGTGCTGGAGCGAGTATGGCTCAACGTCGAGGTTGTAATCAAAGAAATCGCCCTCGCGGAGATCCTCGGGCAGGTAGTCCTGCTCGGGGTACGGCCAGCGGATCTCATCACCGATCTGCTCGCCGTTTATCTCCTTTGAGATGGGCATGTCAATCATCGGTGAATACCACATGATTGCCGACAGGTCGCGGATCACGCCCCTGGCAAACTCGACCGTTCGCTCCTGCATGTCAGCCACACGCTGGTGACTGCTTTCGGAGAGCAGACGCTCCTGGCCCAGCGTGGGGGCCTCGGTTCTCAGCCCGGCCAGGGTGTCCAGGTTTCCAGCCATCTCAGAGAAGAAAGCCTTGGACTGGATCGCAAACGCGAGGTTGCTCTGGTCGAGAGTGGAATACTTGTGAACCGTGATTGCGGCCGGGTTGTCCGTGCGGATGGTCTCGCCGTCGCTGGACTCGGCCACGCGGCGAGCATCTTCCTCGGAGCCGCCGGGGTAGGTGAACACGTCCTTCTGCCGCTGGGCCTGGCGGGACAGCTTGCGGTACAGACTGTTGACCAGCTCGTGCAGATCCATCCAAAGTGCGACGGCCGGAAGACCCATCACGTTTCCGGGAACCTCCGAGAAGGTCAGGCGGTGGTACGGTCCACCTTCAGGTCCATCCCAATCCTCGACGCTGAGCGGCTTGCCGGCGACCGTCCCCGTCATCCCTGCGGTGGGGACAACCATCAGCTTGTTCTCTCGGGGCAGCCAGATTTCCCACAGGTCAACGAAGTCGGCGTACTCGTCAACCGCGTTGTCTCCACCCTGGCTGACAGAGTCGGCTGTCTGGTCACCGCCCTCGTTCATGTGGCTGTGACTTGAAGCCTTCAGCTCTTTCCTGACCTTGGCGTTCCACGCCTTGTTTTCTTTTGCTTCCTCGAGCGGAACGCGGAACTGGTTTCCAGCAAAGGAAATCTGGTCCCATCGCGTGGCGGACATGTCCTGGCACCAGTCGTCGAGCGTCACGTTGTCGGCAAACGGCTGGCCGACATTGTGAAGAAACCCGTCAACCTCGACCTGTTCACCTACAGCAGACCCAACCTTGATGATGCCAACAGAAAACATTGCCTCCACCACTGACTGTCTCAGCGTGTTGACAAAGTTGATTTCCTGGAGCAGGTGGTTGCAGGCCAGCTCAAGCTCGTAGGCCCTCGCCCGCAGGTCATTCTTCCTGGTCGTGACCAGGACCTTGGGGTTGTTGGCCGCGAGCTGGCGGCAGTAAGTGTTGACCGCCTGCTCAATCAGGTTGAGGTAGACCCGCTTGCCCGCGCCGTCGTTGGAATACCTGGTGCCGACGTATTCCTTGATGGCCGAAAGGCGATGCTCCCGAAACGGACGCAGCTTGCGACGACTCCACTCTATGGCAGAGTACAGCCGATTTCGGTCGCGATCTTTATTCGGGTTCATTTACGCCTCTTCCCCGACTTCTTGCGCTTGCGACCGGCCTTCTTGCGAGCCTTTCGGGCCGCAGCCTTGCCTTTTTTTGTGTACGCAAACCGCCCACCCATCGGCATGGCTCACTCCCCGAAAGTCATCACAGTGACGGCATCTTACTGACATCATTTGGATAACGTCAACAGGTGTTACCACCCATCAATATCCACCGATGCATCACGCCCCAGGCGGCGTCGGAAGGCCAAGGAACCCTCCGGGACTTCAGACCTCTCTTCCTCCGTGTTTTTCAGGGGGCGGTCCTGTACACCATGCCAACCACACGCGGCAGCGATCGCCACGTCGCCATGACTGCGGCCCTTGGCAGACTCGTCGGCTGTGTTAGCTGACCCCGCGTGGACCAGCCCGCCGTTGCGGTAAACGTACTGTCCGCACTCGTCAAGAATGATGCTTGAGCGAACCTGACAATCACCGGTTTCCATCGCTCGTTGCAGTTCGCCAAGGATGGCCTCACCACGGTCGCTGTTCATGTAACCGGGCTTCTGGGTCTTTCTCCGGAACCCGACCAGCTCCACGTTTCGGTAGAACAGGTTGGTGTAGCCGATGCGAATCAGCTCCTTCATGAATGTCGCACCAAGCGGGCCGTTGACCTCGGGAACAAGGTAGGCGTTGTTGAACCACTTTCCGGTGGCCACAGCCAGTCCCGCCAGTTGATCGGGACGCAGGGTGTTGGAGATCCACTCTCCGACCTGCTCACCCGTCGTCACATCAAAGATGACCATGGCCGAGTTGCTCGAGAAGCTGCCCCCGGTTCCGGCTGAGATATCTATGCCGATGGAGTAAACACCATCCTCTGGTATGTGACCGTGGGCGTCGGGGTATATCCAGAGGCGAAAGGGTCCGTTCTCCTTCTCCGACCAGCCGGCACGGTAAGTCTCTGCGTCGTAACCCAGGACCCCACGCTGATACGGATCCCTGGACGTTGTTTGCTTGAGGTGGTCAATCAGCACCCCGTCAAAGTAACTGTATGCCGCTCCACCGAAGCTGCGGTCCAGTTCGGCCGCGATACTCTGCGGTGTCGCCAGTGGACGCTTGCACTCCCAGTCGTAATACGGGCTGCGGGTCTTGCCGTCGGCAATGAACGGGTAGTCCTGCGGGAACTCGTGGTCCTCATCCAGGACCTTTATCCTGCCATCCTCGGACGTGTACAGCCCGGCTGACTTCTGCGGGTCATCCTTCCAGTCGAGAATGATCTTGTCCATGTTGGACTCGTCGTCCGAGATCAGGTCGTAATACGCGCCGGCCGGGCCGCGTTTACGAGAGGGCGTGCTGATCACGATACGGCAGGGTGTGACGTGCTGGGTCGAGTCGTGGGCTGCGTAATCCTCTCCCGACTTGAACGAGTGGAACTCGTCGAGGATGAAGAACAGTTTGCGGCCACCACGCCCAACATCACCAACAGCCGAGTAGCCGACGATGGTCGAGTTGTTGTCCACGTTTGTCAGAGAGTGATTGGAAACCTTTCGCTCCCAGTCGTTCGGGTTCAGCCAGACCGGGACATGCTCGCGTATGAAATCCAGCTTGCTCATCAGGGAGTCGGGATCGTCTGGGTTGTCCACCGCCGACTCGGTCCTGCTCACCAGCCCGATCTGGCTCCACTCTTTGAAACGCCAGAACCAGTCAGCCAGGTAAAGGCACATCCACGTCGCACCCGTGGCACGGCTCTTGTGGATGCCCACGTCACGCACGCCCACGGCGTCCTGCATACGCAGGATGGCGTCGTCCTGGTAAGGATAAGTCAGGAAGGGAATCACCTTCGGGGTGTCCCCGGTAGCCCGAGGCTCAAGCAGCCACCCGAACGTATTGATGTAAAACAGTATGTCGCGGCTGCACATCATCCACAGTTCATGACGCTGCTCAGCAGACTCGGAGCCGAGGTGCAACGCCCACTTGCGGAACTCCAGGTTCGCCCGGCGATCCTTCGGGACCATGGAGTAAAATTCACTCAACGGACCACCACCTCTGACTCTGTTTCAATCCACACGCGGGCACCGCAGCCCAGTGGCTTGTCCGGGGAGTACACCACCCGGCAAGGGCCGGTTATCTCGGCCTCGTGACCATAAGTGTTGCTCTTGTAGGTCTTGCAGGACAGTACCGGGTTCCTCTCGCCGGTCTTGTTGTTGCGGCGTATGACGAGCTGGTTGACGTGAATGACCGTCTTCATGACCCCTCCTCGAGCATCTCCTTGCACTCGCGGAGGCTACGCATCATATTGGACATCTCGCTTCGCCAGCGGATGCCAGTGGCCTGCTCCTCGTCAACCAGACGGTCCTGGACGTAGTCAAGGAACATCTGGCCCCGCCGCATCATCTTGACCAGGCAGGACCGCATGTCGTCACGGTCCATCTGTCGGATGAACACGGGTGTCTGCTCACCGACATATGCCCCCACGGTGTTGAACTCAAAGAACTCAACGGCCTCTTCGTGGGTCATGCCACCATCCACGAGGACAGAGATGCAGCGGTCGTAATCGTAAACCGCTCGAGGCTCCATGCCGGCCGCGTGGCCCACCAGGGCCTCGTCAAAGCCGTCAGCTAGGAGGATCTGGTCTTCTTTCCCAAGCAGGTCTAGGAGCGACTCCACCTTGGAACGCGAGGAGCTTGTCGCACACTGCGAGTTTTTTTCTGTGGTCATCGGCAAATATCCTTGT